TGTGTCATATCTGCGGTAACAACGTTACCAGCAATAATAGTTTTCTTTGGATACTTTTCACGAATCTTGCTGACGAATATACCAAAATGTTCGCTGTATCCATTAGCAACGTCAATACAGATATATTGAATTTCAGGATAGACATTGAAAATCTGTTGTAGTCTTTCTAAATCTTTATCATTAGTACCAGTACTAACAGCAAAGTAATCAGTACCTATACTAAAAATATTATCAGCCAACATATCAAATGTATGACTCTTTGTCAAACAAGTGAAAAGTTTATGACGGCTGATTTCCTCAGCCATCTTAAGTGTGCCAACACCGTCCATGTTAGCAGCCATGATGGGGATACCGTTATAGACCTTGCCGCTATGTTTAAAAGTAAACTTGCGTTCAAGTTCTACTTCTTTGCGGCTACTTAATGTACTACGCTTGGGACGGAATAGTACATCTTTGAAATCTAATTTGATATCCTCTTCAATACGCATTATACAACCTCTTCTACGACCCCTAGTGTTTCTGCTAGTATCAGGAACACACCTGCAAGCACGATATTACCTGCGATCAATAATGCTCCTGCACCTATACGAACAACACTCTTTGCTATACTAGCATAAAAGTGCCCACGGCTAGTATCTTTAGGTTGAATGTCCATTAGCCCTTAGCAGCCTTGCGTTCGTTCTTAGTAGCAGTGATTTCGTTACGGCGTGCCTTGACAGCCTTAGCGAGTTCACCTAGAGCCTTACGTGCGCGTGTACCGGCAGCGTTATTGCCCTTCTCAAACTTCTCATGTTCAACCTGATAGTCGGCTAATCTAGCCAAAATGTCATCATGTGCGCTCATTACTTTTCTCCTACATTGTTAAAAGTTAATTCAATCGTACCACCTTGCTCAAACTGATTCCAAGCAAGAATTTCTTTACCACCATTGCTGCTTTGTACGAACACAGTACCGTTCGCATTAGCAGTCATAGTAATTGTTTGACCATTCGGATCCATCCAACCACGATCTACCCATACACCAGCAGTAGGACCAAAACTAGCACTACCTTGCATGAACCATACGTTTGGCTGTTGCCAGAACTTCAATGCGTTAGTGTTGTTTACATCACTAGTTGTATTTGTCCAACTAGTACCCGGCTTTATATTACCAATATCCCCTACGGTGTTATGTGTCACCGTGATATTATAGTTAGTATTATTATTAATCGTCAAAGTTGCTTGCCAACTCATATATTACCCTCTTAGTATTTGCTTTCTCTTGTATGCTTACGATAATCCGTAGTCATACGTAACCATTCTTCACCCTTGCCTTCAAGGATGTCGCATATTCTATCTATCGTCTTATCGGTCCAGTCGCTAATTTGTCCAATTCGTGGATGCTCATTGAATACCCAGTGATTGAGTTTATTCAATGCGTCATCCTGTGACCAAGGCACATATAATCGTGTATGATCATTGGCAAATGTTTCAGGGAAACTACGATATGCAGGATATACAACATTACATCCTAACGCATCTGCTTCGCTGACAGTATTGCTAACCCAGTCTTGCAAAGCACAGTTGAATAATACACGGCTGTCGTTCAATATCCCATAATATTCGTCTTTACTGAGGTCGCTATAGATGTTTAGTTTGCCTTCACGTTCTAATCTGTATGTGCGTTCCATATATGAACTATTATTGCTACGTAGTTTTGCACCACTCAATAATGCGAATTCAACGTCACCGTTGTGTGCCTTGGTATACTTTTCAATAATGTCCATGAAGAAATCAGGCTGTTTTTCTTGATCCCAACGTGCGGCAAACACAACTCTGCGCTTACGAATATCAAATGGCTTGATAGACTTGACACGACTACGTACTTCTTCTTTACCGAATGCAAGACCACTGATATTGTAGATAGGAGCCTTCCAGCCTGCAACCTTCATATGCATGACCATCTCTTCATTGCTAGCAAGAATGATACAGAATTCATTGATCATTTCTTCATACTTGCGCATGAAGCCATCCATGCCCCATACATGTAAGAAATCATCTGGATCAATAGTTTGTGCCAAACAGCGAACAAAAATCTTTGGACGATATTGTTCTGGAACTTGCTTGATGATATATGCTAAACTCTCAAGACCTGAAGTGTACATATCTTCAAAGTAAATCACATCTTCACTTGTGACTTCGCCACTCTTCATCAACTTGATGAGATTAGCCATCTGTGTGAGGCTATAGTGTGTGCGACCATGCGCGTCAAGGACTTGACCAACTACGATATTTTGATCACTAGATAATGTATCGCCCGGAACAATTACGTAATGTATCCCACGCTTTCTGAATACACGTTCGTTCCAGTCAGTTAGTTGTAATGTATAGCGAGCCTTGTATGGCTCAAGTCCCATGTAAAATAATTTTCTCATACATTTATCCTTGTGATATCTTCCTCAATACATTTATCGCCGTACTGAATCTCAATTATTTTTAGAGGAAAATCTTGATTGTTCTGTAATTGATGCCAATCTTCGCTATCTATAATAACATATTGATATAAACCATAGTCGCATACATGTTCTATGGAATCATTTTTAAAAGTATTTAGGGTCGCTATTCCTTCAGCGACAAACCATAATTCGCTTCTATGGTCATGTTTTTGCATAGACAGGTTTTTACCGGGTTCAACAGTAAGTTCTTTAAGTTTGACGTTAGAACCTACTGTATGTAGAACCCGGTAATAGCCCCAGGGCCTGATAGTTGTATCAGGCAGATTTTGCATCAATTTCCCACATATCCTTGAAGGACTTTCCTTGCAAGAATTTGGTGTACTGCCTGTAAGCAAAACTACGATTGCTGTATAGATCAGATTCGTCAAACTTATAACCATATAGCCTACAGAAATTACGATAACTTTCTAGGTCATCAAAAATTTGATTGACTACAGCATTTGACTTATTAACACCCTTTGACATTTTTCATCTCCTCAAATTACTACATTTAGATTTGGTTTTGTAGTGTTATAACGAATCGTGGCACCGTTCTCACCATCTTCACTGACAGTGATTTCAATGTCACGGCCTGGGTAACGACTAGCAATAACTTCATAGAGGTCATCGCTAATCATCTCACAACTCTTGAAGTTTAGTTCCAGTGTGCCTTGGTAGAGACTTTCTAACCAACGCTTGAACTGGATAAACTCAATATCCCTATCGTTGTGAAATACTTCAATTGCTACATTAAAATGAAAAATGTGTCTGTGTTCGTTTGCGAGAAACGCAACATCTGCAAGTTTAGGATCTGTAGCAGCAGCAGGAAATTTATGAATACCCTCACGTTGAAAGGTAACCCAAATAAATCGTTTGGCTGCGTTGCTAATGCGAACACGTTTATCAGCCATAGCCTGTTCTGTTTGATAAATTACTGGATCTTCACTCATCGTTCTTCTTCCATTTTGATACGTTCATAATTTTCTTCCCATTCAAGACGCCTTAACCGTTTGATTGCTGATTGAATTTCTAAGGTCTTTTGAATATTATCAGTGTTGAAAGGACCCTTGCTCAGTTGTTGCAACTTTTGTTCTAGTATACGAATCTGTTGTGTATTAGCCATTTTAGTTCTCCAAAACTTCATTGATAGCGTCATCACTATCTTCTATTGTTTCTTCAACCTCTTCTTCAACTTTATCAACACTAAACAATTCATCAAACATCGTCATAGCATTGACAGTGCGTTTACCGCTGATGCCCTGACTACCACTCTGCATTTGCATCCAAAACTTGTTATAATATTCTATCACGTTTAGACTATCTTCTCTAGTCTTTTGGCTGAACACTTCATCAACTACCTTACCAAAGTAAATACCAAAAGTCTCATTCATTATCATTTTTGGAATCACGCCTTGTTCATATTGACGATTAGCCTCTTGAACTGCCGTTATATGCTGATAGACATTATGTGCTTGAATTAGAGTGTAACTCAAGGTATCCCAACTTGTCTTTGTCTCCTTGCCTTGATTATTTATGAATCCTACACCGCGATAGCAAAGGTCTTTCAACATCATACGATCAGTTACAGGACTATCAGTAAACACATCGTGTATACCTTCTGCTAATACAGCATCGCTAAACTTGCGATTGTCGTTAGCGTAACTCTTACTTTCAGCAGTCTTTTCCATACTGTATGACCACTTCTTGTTGTGTTCAATATTAGTATTAAAATAAGCAAGACCCTTCGCTGCACCATAGAAAGGACTTGCACAGTCAAAGGTAATCATAAAGTTTGGATTGTGATATTTGCGTATAGCCTTTTGTATGTCAGTAAACAATACTGCATACTCCATAATGCTTGTACCCAAACAATGCAACAAATCGTGTTTGCCAGGAATTAAAAGGCCATCATGGATAATATGTACGAGGCGCTTCAGCATCAAGTGAATATCAATCTTGTTTTGACCACCGAACGCCCAGCCATTGAAATGATTATCTGGGTAGATATTTGGGTCGCAATACTTTTTCATTTCTTGATACCAGTCATCACTTTGCTTGTGATTACGACCCTGCATTACGTTCAAGAATTTACAACGACCATCACGGTTCTTGATGAAGTATTCGTTGTTGATATGTGTGGCTGCAATCGCTTCTTCAATCGTGCTGATACCATGCGCACTCTTGCCGGTTTTCTTATCCTTGATATGATACGTGGTCAAACTTTGTGATGGGATATCTAAACACATACCATAGTCCATGTATGTATCCATCCATTTCAAAACGGCCTTGCGCTTTTCTAGTGCGCGTGGGCAGTTAGGATCCTTCCAGTCTGCTGGCCATTGGCACTTGAGAATCTGAAATCCACCACTATCGCCTAGCATGAACGTTCCCGGTTCACGCTTACGAATAATACTTTCGGCATGATCATCAACAGTAGTATCAAGGTTAGCGTGACCTGCACTATACAAGCCCCATTTGTAATTGAACAAACCTTTCTGACTATTCAGAAAGTTTAGACATTCAACATCACCGTTGAAACCTGCAGGGATACGGTCAGCAGGAAAGTAATTTTCACCCTCACGCTGTTTGCCCAGTCCACTGATAAAGAATGAACTAACAGCGGGCAAGAACAATGCCCAATCACTATTTTGTTGATTGCTTAAATTAATTTGTTTCATCTTGTACTAATTTCATTATAATATCAAGTTTTTCTTTTGCGTCTTTTACCGCAGGATATTTTTCAGCAAGTTTTTCAACTTTCTTTTCATATTCCATGCGCTTTTTAGCCCACTCTATAACTTCTGCTAACTGCTGATCGCTACGTAATTCAATTGTGTTATCAATCTTATACCAAGTTCCATTGTTTTGATTATCACAAACTTCAAACTGTTTTATACTACCGTTCCAACGTACTTGACCGCTAGTGGCTGGCAGGAGATAAGTTTTATCAACCTGCCATATTATCGGTTGTGTTTGTGATTCTATCTTTATCACTTGCTCTGTGCGGGTAGTAGATAACGATATGTTGCTAGACCACTATCAACAGTGACTTCAGCAGCACCTTGATCACTGATACGTACAGTCTTGCTACCAGGTAGATCCATGATGGCTAAGAATACCTTGACGGGCCACTGCCATGCACGGCTCAATGTGCCTTCAACATCTGGATGAAACACAAAGTTACCACTGTGTGTGCTTGCATCACCAAAATAAATCTTTAGATCGCCCTTGTCAGTCTTTGTAGTAAAGTTGTTTTCTTCGCTGTTAGCACTAGCCTGCTTCTTCAATCGCATGATGCCAGCAACAGTGGGCTCAAACTCAACGTTCCATGCTGCGCCCTTGAACTTGACATCCTTGACCTTTTCTTCAACGATAGCCTTAGCCATCAATCTGTAGTCATTGACGAAATCACCGACCTTAGTCTCAAAGTGAACGCTAGTTGCTACATCGTCTTTGTTGCGTGTGACGCTGATCTTGGCATGTTCGTCATAGTCATCAAAGCCCAAGATAGTCTTGAGTTTGCCTAGATTTGGCATACCGAACGTGCCGATGAAATCTGCTGATGGATTCTTGAACGTGCCTTCAACGACAACACTCTTATCTTCAGCGATTGCTGAGACAACAGTTGCCTTGTCTGTGCCATTGACCTTGATGAGTTCAATGACGCCTAGTCCATGTATATACTGAATCAAGTCTTGTAAATTATCTTTCATGTTATCCTCTTGTTGTATTTAGGTAATCCTATAGTGTATAATAGTGGAATTATTTGCATATGTCAACTATCTTCTTTTCCTTTATAACTATCCCACGATTTGTAATTTGTTAACGCTTTATTGTGGGCTATAAAATTTGCATTATTGTATAATTCAAAATCATCTTTCAAATAATTGTGTAAATTTTGTTGATATACCGGGTTTTTCATGTAGTGATTTGTTATTAATTCTTGAATTCTATTGTCTTTATTAGCACTATGTCCTTTTTTCTTTTCAATTATCGTATCAGCATTTTCTATGTTATTCTTAAAAATTTTCGGTAGATCCATATATTCATTCACAAATTTGATAAAAACAGCATTGTGTAATTTATAATTTTTTACGTACCAATGTTGAGTATATGTGTGTATTCCTGATACCCCTTTTAGGAAAATGTCATTTAAAGTTTCCGGATGATTTAATCCTAATGGAAATTTACCGTCTATATAATCTTGGGTAAATCCGGACAACCAACGTTCTACAGGATCTCTTAGAATAACGACAGGGATTTTATCCTCGAGTTGTCCATAATGATATAGTTTGTAGTATTGCCAGTCTATTTGTGAGAAACATTTGTATGTAAAACTTGAAGCATTTTTAGTTATAGGGATAAAATAAAATTTGCTATTAGGGTGATATATTATAACATCATTAGATGTACCTAATCTTCCTGGATGTGTTTTCTTCATGATTTATCCAAAACTAAACAAATCATCAAACGTGCTATTCGTATCTGTATTGGCTTTTAGATCCCATTTCAACACACCTAGCAAGTTTTCAACTTTCTTATCTACTAGTGTTGCTTCCATTGCTGCGTCATCAAATGGTAACTCTTGGAACCATTTAGGCAAACGCAATTCGTCTACTGGATATGCCACGCTTGTAAAGCCTAGTGGATTTGGCTTGAGTTTACAAACGATGACCTTCATGCCATCAAGTATCTTCATGCTATAGTTGTCACTGTTGACACGGCGTAGATAGTTCCAGTTCAATGCTGCGCGAACGTGACCGGGCATGTTTGCCTTGCCAGTCTTGCTATTAGTTTCTAAATCACCATAGAACGTAAGTTTGTTCACGCCCTTTGGACTGCCCTTTGTCCAGCTATCTTGCTTGCCAAGTTCTACCTTGAACTCTTTGATACGCTCAATGACATCTTCTCTAGTCTTACCAGCAAGTACCATCTCTAATACTTCAAACAAAAAGTCTTGAACATATCTAGGAGTATCTGCACGTTTCAAGTCAAGACCCATAGCCTTGATCTTGCCTTGCTTGCCATCCTTATCTAATCTTTTGCCTTCTTTGTCAAAGATGTTGATAGCATAACGCTTCTTTGTGATGAACAAACTGCGATCACCGATCAATTCACGACCAGCCTTGATGACACACATCTTGCGTGGAACATGGAAAGCACGTTCACAGAAACTTGGGAACGTATCGTTTGCTTGATCAGCGATATTGTCATAGAGTTGGACACATAGTTCCTTGCTCCATTCCATCTCACCATTTGCTATTTGCGAATTGAGTATGGGCCAAGCACTGAAATAACAACTATCAGTATCGCCATATACGATAGCATCGCCATAATAGTCATACTTGCCAGTGATGATCTCATTGATCTGTGCGCTCATGTGCTTGACGATCTGTCTACCAGATAATGTAACGCTCTGACCAATACGCTTGTCATAGAAACGGCAATGCTCATTCAACAATGCGCCATACGCGGAGTTGAGTAGAATCTTACGCACTAACTGACGTTTATCCCAATACTCAATATCTTCTTTCGTAGTTGATTCCTTGAGTTTCTTCTGCATAGTCTTACGATCACTATACCATTTAGTCAATAGCCCGGGAATCACGCCCTCGCTGTCTGATCTAAAGATCGTACCGTTCGCACTCAAGATATATGGCTTGTTGCTATCAAAGATTAGTTTCCATACTTCAGCCGCGCTCATCTCTACGCTATCACCGCTCTCAAAGTCAAGCGTTAGCATAGTGCCACGCTCTTGATTCATCACAGCCTCATACTCAAGACTGCCAAACTGACCTTCCCAGAGTAGCGAACTCATCTCAAGTTCGTCATCTTCATCGTAACGCGCCTTCTCGCTGGCAAGTTTACGTGCTTTGTCTTTTAGATATTGTTCAGTCAATGTTTGACGCAATTGCCCAACAATAGTCTCTGGCGCCATGTTGAGTGTGCGTATCGCTGATGGATACAGACTGTTGATGTCAACAGCGCCTACCCACTCATGTATGCCTTTCTTTGGCACAGCAACATAAGCGCCTGCTGCTGCCATGTCACCGTCGCTGCTATTCTTTTTCTTGTCAGGAACCATGAGTCCACGCTCATGCGCTTCATTCATCACAGCCATCTCAATCATGGCTACAGACCCCATGACAGTTGGCAACAATACAGTATTCTCATGTGCTAGCGCATTAGCAAGATCAAGGAACTTTAGTTTGTTGTGAATCTTCACAAGCAACATGGTATCCTGACGATTGTACTGTATGAACGTTTTGAAGTCCTTGTTGTATAGTTGGTCAAGCGTTCCTTCATACTGCGTCTTGCGCTCACCAACTTCCATCTCACCAATCGCATCTAGGCTATAACTGTGCCTTGATTCATAGTTATACTTCTTATACAACTGTAGATAGTCCATGTGTACACGACCAACTAGATCATATGTCGTTTCAGTCTTACCATAACGCTCATATTCTCTTGGCTTTGGCGTTTGACCAAGCAAACAGAATTTGCGTGTATCATCTTTGCTCATCACTCTAGTCACACGATTTACCATGTAGGGTATATCGTAACCTTCAGAGTTCCAGCCAGTGAGAATGTCAGCATCTTTGATTAGTTCAAAGAATGTCTCAAACATCTCTATCTCGCTACGAAATAGAATTGTGTTCGGGAAGTCACTGACTAACTCTTGAGCCGTTTCATCACTCATATGCTTGGGGGGTATAGCAAGTGTCACAAGTGCATCTTGCCAGTCCAAGTACATTGAGATAGCCGTCACCGGATTGAAAGGGTCACTAGTGGGACTAAAACCCTTTTCAGGATCGAAATCTACCTCAATGTCAAAGAATACTGTATGGAGTTTTGGAGGCTCACAGCCCGAGTAGTTTTCACTCAAACAGCGGAATATCACATTGATATCCGATTCATACAGTTTCTTATTGCTGTGGATACGTTTTTCTTTTTCAAACTCACTACGCTTGCGTGTGCTGAACCTCGACAATGGCTCGCCATAGATGCTGCGATACTTGCCTTTATTATCAGTATAATAGAAAGTATAGTTGGCAGGAAACTCGTTGTATGTGCGCTTGCCGTCAGGCTGGCGCTCTACAACAAATATCCTGTCAGTATCCCTATCGTGGATAGCGTCTACATAACTCATTAGAGGGTCTTACCAACTGTCTCCAAGATAGTATTGAGTTCTTCGTTTTCTTTGTTAGTCTCACCTAAGCGGCTCTTGTGTGCGACCTTGATGGCCTTTTTGAGTACGCTTGGCTTGATTTCAAGTTCTTCTGCGATAGCCTTGATAGTGTCAGTCAAACCGCCGTTGAGTGTTTCGACTTCGTGCATCACAGCAAGACCTTCGTTGATCAATTGGGTCAACTTGATTTTTGCTTCGTTATTGAAAGTTCTTGTAGACATATAATCTCCTATAAAAAGTATATTGATGATATAATAAAATAAGTTGTAAGTCAAGTATTATTTTTTTGTAAAGATCCAGAGGTCTTCATAGTTGCCACCGCGTGTCTTTTTTGCTTGTCTTGTGCCCGCGATAGCTGACCATTGAACTTTATAGTGATTGGTAAAGTCTAAATGCCGTGCTGCGATATCACGCATGTCCTCACTTATGGTCATTTTTACTTTATCTTTGTTTGTATAATTACTAATGACGAATCCAAATTTAGCATCAGGCTTCATCACTTTAGCACATAGTTTCACTGTTTCTTCCCAATACATAATCAACCAACTATTATAGTCGGGAAAGCTGTTCGTGCTTTGATTATCGCTAGGATACAATTCTAAATCAAAATAGGGCGGGCTAAACAATACAGCATCTACACTATTTTTATATTTGTTTATGAAATCATACTTATTATCTAACTGCTCACTGGGGCAAAGATATAAGTCAACGGTCTTTTCGCCCTTCGTGAAAAGTTTTTTATCATGTTCCTGTTGTAGTAATCTACCGTTGTCAACTACATCAGGTATTACATCTGTAGCAATAAAATGCTTGAAGCCGCTGGCATAAAATGCTAACTGATAACTATTCCAGCCCATGACGGGGGCAAATAATGTTTCACCGGTAAATACTTCTTTGAGTATTTCCTTATATGTACATGGATTGAATATGCTAGCACGATTAGCACCTATCATAAAGTCTAACCAAAACTGACCGCTATCCCCGTCATACTTACAGATATGATCAAAAAATGCAGGCCCTACTAGACTGTTTCGTAGTTTGAAATCTTCAAACATGACACGCATCAAACCGAAAGTATATTCACTATCAGTAGTCCATAATTTCTTTGTGTTATAGAAATTGACAAAATTGATGTTCTTACAAATCTTGCCGTACTTACTATTTGTGCGACCAGAAAAAGTATCACCGTTCAATATGTTTGAATCGGGTAAATCTAAATAAAACTCTACAGGTTGTGGTAACTTACCATAACGATTATACCAAGATAATAGTGTTTGTTTAGCATCTGTTACCAGTATCTTATATAAGTTTTGTTTATATAAGTTTAGCCGTTGTTTTCTATCATCCTTTTTGCTTACACGATTTACGAATGTATCAAGGTCGCTACGGACTACAAAAGCACCACTGCGATCCATTACATCCAATACACAAATTCTGTCACAGAATTCTTGATATGTGACACTGGGCAAGTTGAATTGTTGTAGGAAATCTTGCTCGGTAAAAAATAGGTTTTTCATAGTAACGTATTGAAGTAATTATTATATACTCTGTTGTAAAAAAGTCAAACACTTTGTGTAAAGAAATTTATAGATTGGGTATTTGCCCGATAAATATTTTTACTTAAGGCACATATAGGCTCAACAATGGACACACGATATAAAGAGTTGGAAACACTCATCAGTAAATTTATTAGGCGTTTACCCGACGACACAGAATACGAAAAGCGTTTAGAAGAAGAACTAGAACTCATAGCCAAATTAGGCTTCGCCAAACACTTCCTCCGTGTAGTAGAAATACTAGATATAACCAAAGACATACCACACATGACTCGCGGTAGTGCGGGCAGTAGTTTGCTATGTTGGTTGCTTGGCATCAGTGATGTAGATCCTATCAAGGAAAACATACCACTGTCAAGATTTATGAATCCAAAACGTGATGACTTACCAGACATTGATTTAGACTTCCCGCACTTTCAACAAGAAACGGTCATGAATCGTATATTTGATAAATGGAAAGGTCAGAGTGCCCGTGTTAGTAACTATGTAACCTACAAGGAAAAAAGTGCGTTACGTGAGGCAGCAAAACGTTTCGGTGCTAAAGGCAAACTCAAACGCAATTTCAAACTAGAAGAAGTTGTACCGGAGTTTGTTGAAGATGCTGAAAAACTAGCAAAAAAATTATTAGGTAAGAAACGCTGTATCAGCAAGCATTGCGGCGGCGTATTGATATTTGATAGACCAGTACCTAAAAGCCTCATCAATGGCACTAATCAGATATTGCTTGACAAATATGAGATTGAAGATTTAGAACATTTCAAGATAGACATACTTGCCAATCGTGGACTATCGCAACTGTTTGAGATAGAGCCAAACATGAATTTATTAGACTATCCTGAATACGATGAAAAAACAGCAGAACTATTAGCGACTGGAAATGTGTTAGGTGTCACACAAGCAGAAAGTCCTGCTATGCGACGATTGCTAAAAGCGATAAAGCCTAAACGTAGAGAAGATTGTGTATTGGCTACGGCACTGATAAGACCAGTAGCGACACAAGGTCGTCGCAAAGCAAGTTTCTTCCGTGATTGGAGCAAGGACACATTTGATAATACGATAGTATTTGAAGATGATGCTATCATACTCATCAGCCAGTTGTTAGGTTGTAGCCAATATGAGGCAGATATGTGGCGTCGTGCGTTCGCTAAAAAGAATGAAGAAAAGATTTATGAGTTCATGCAAAAGATCGGCGACCATGAGCATAAAGAAGAGATATTCGCGGCACTACGTGAACTAAGCAATTTCGGACTATGCCGCGCACACGCTATCAACCTAGGAAGATTGATATGGGCTATAGCATATCAGAAAGCACACAACCCGGAGAAGTTTTGGCGTGCTACATTGAAGCATTGTCAAGGCAGTTATAGCCGCTGGGTGTACCACCATGAGGCTAAATTAGCGGGCGCGTTCCCAGTCACATATCAAGGCAATGAAGTCAACGAATTATTATCACAAGGACACTGGCATAGCGATAAGTTCTTACCAGTATGTACCGAACTACGTAGACCGGGTGAAGTAGAGTTTTGTGGACTTGTTGCTAACTATCGTGTATTCAAGAGTGCGCCCAAACAATATATAACGTTCGTGACTATTGGTACGGGTAATGGTAAGTATTTGGATGTGATATTAGATCGTGCTGTATCGTTTCACGACCAACCTATATTATGGGGCGTGGGTAAGTTAGGATATAAAAATAACAGCGAGTATGTCACAGTAAATAAGCACAAGAGACTAAAACTAAAGGACTTACTCAATGCTAACCGCTAAAGCAAGATTACATATACAGAATCATAATGAACCAAATGGTCGCGCTATCATAGTAGGAGAGCGTGCCGCATTGAAAGCATTGGGCACAGCGTTGACAAAGGCTAGCAATAGCGTGTTAGGCCTTGAGCAGGTAGAACTATACACAAGCGATGGACATAAGTACGAAATATTAGTGACTTGTGACGCAAGCGAAGAAGAGTGGCAAACATTGCCAGTACCTTATGATAAGAAACATGACTTGAATGAATTACAAGTCGTAAAGATGTTGGATGAGATCAAGAATACTTCAACTTCAAAAAAGTAAAATCTTCATCTTTCATTGAAATAATAATATCGTGTTTGCTAGTTACTTTAATTTTAAATCCTTTACTCTCTAATAATTTAGCGATCTTACCGCGTAATATATTTGGTCTAGGGACATGCGGGTCCATTTCAACAAGTATGTTATGGATATCTTTTTGCCAGTTATCCTTTATCCAATCATATAACCATTTGTTTTTGTCTAGACTTACTAGCATCGTAAACCATCTTTTTAATAACTTTATCAATACCAGGATTGACTTTATAGGCATGAGGTACAACATGCTTGCGAATGTAGTTACGCATATACTTATCATCGTCATTACTAGTGTCATAGCAGAATTCAAGATTCTTCCGTAAACACCAATTAAAAAATTCTCTTTTAGGAGTAGTCAAAAAAGGTCTAATGACGTTGCCGCGAATCATAGGGATAAGTTTAGGAGTACCATGCAATGCACCAAACAAATAGGTTTCAATACAATCGTCTAAATGATGTGCAGTAACAACAGTATGAAAGTTGTTAAAAAATTTATAACGCTCGTCACGCCAGTGTTCCTCTGTGCTTTTGTTTTTAGGTTTTGACTTATTAAGAATACCCACAACTAAAGGGAGATTTCGGTTTTCACAAAACTGTGAAACAAACTTGTGTGCGTTGGTGCTATTTTCTGTCCTATGATGAAAGAATGCACATGTGACAACATGGCTTCTGCGTAAAAAATCAACCGCAGCAACGCTATCGATGCCGCCGCTAAAAGCAACAGTGATATCACGCGGAAGTTTTGTCAGTAATTTTATCATACTAACATTTTACATTATATAAACTGAATTGTCAACTATTTGGATTTGGAAAATTATCTAAAAATATTTTTTCTATTTGGTCATAATTTAATACTATTTCTCTTTTATCATATGGTATTTTTTTAAGTATGTTATCATCATCAATATTCATTCCTATTTTAGGAATGGGTAAATATTTAAAATTATGTCCGTTTACCAAATCCTCATAGTAAACTGTCTCATTACGATATTGATTACTATACTTGTCCCAAAAAACTTGATTCTCTAAACATTTCTCCATAAACAAAATAGCCTTTTTTTTGGGAACCATCATAGGTTGTAAATTAATTTTTTCTTCATAGTATCTTATATATTTTAATTCAGAATGTAAGCCTATATATTGGCTAAAAAACTGTTCTACTTTGTTTTTTCGTAAAGTTCTTATAATTATAGGGTCTTTATAATTTTGTAAAGATTCTAATGCTTGAAAATGATGTGTGCTTAATATGTGATTAATATCATCTTCGTGTTGAATCCTTTTTAAAAAGAAATTTGTAAGATCGCCTATAGCCTGATCATCTAAAAAATTTCTTTCACGATTTAAGAGTTTGCTTAATTTTATATTTAACCAACTGCTACCGGTTCTAGGCTCCCTAAAAAGCCACAGTATTTCTTTAAACTCCATAACTATTGAAATATATTTCTATTTTGTTTACCGTAAATTTTGATATATTTTCCAGCAAGCATGTCTGCTTCTGCCTCGATTGGGCTACCTGGATAACTGGCTCCTGGTTTTATCATACCCAGTTCATGCTGACGTACATGTACCAATTCATGAAACACTGTGCGTAGTATGTCTACAAGATTACGATTTTTAGCATATACCCAAACATGGTCATCACCTGGAGTATGTCTGCCTGTATGATGTCCTATCTGAGCTTCTTTTGTATCAAAACTTAATTTAATTTTGGGTGTGCGATTTAAATTTAATTTCTTACTAGCCCAATTTACAAATTTTTGTACTTCATCGTCTAATGATTTTATAGGTGCAATTTTTTCTTCTTTTATATCGTCTAGGTTAAAATGTTTTAAGTTAGGTGTGCGGGGTTCATAAGGTGATTCAATGTCCTGACGTTCCCAGTCATCTTGCGGTATAGTGATTTTTTCACCACTGATTGTTTGTGGTTGTTGTAAGAATACAAGTTCGCCATTGTACATGGAATATACATAGCCTAGTTCAACGGCTAAATCTTGATCCATTATTTTGCCGTGAAGTGCCTTTTCTAAAAATGTGTACCAATCTTCATCGCTTTCTGGGATAAGGTCATTACCATAATAGGTTCCGCTTGTTACCATATATTTCATAACATCGTCTCTATCAGGACGCAATTTAGTAGTACCACCAGGACCTGGAGATTTTTCTATTTTCTTATCACTAGGCTTCAATGTAAAAATCCTATACTGACCCTTATCATCATCATGATTTGGATTACCAAATGCTAGGTAACTGGGTGGACCACCCATAGATTTTAATCCTTGTTCATTAATTCTAATCTCATACCTTGGGCCACCACGTTTTTTACCATTTATTTCCATAGGTCTATCATTTCTACCTATAACATGAGCAACGATTTTATTAGTTCGTAGATCCTTGAAAATCAAATCTACGTCATTGACGGTTCCAAGCCTGCCAGTAGCATAAACGATAGGCAATTGTTTGGCTATTTTTCTGGCTTGTAAAGATACGACTTCACCTTCATACATGCTCTCGCCGCCACCGTCTCCGCCGCCAGTATCAGCCTCACCACTACCTCCGTAATAGGCAAAGCCAGGGTAAAAATACTTTCCTAATTTTGCTTTAGTTTTCTTTTTACCCTTCTTTTTTCGTTCAGTAATTATCTCTCTACAAAGCATTAGCCATTCTCTAAAACGCCATCTTTGTAGACAAGGAAGGAAGTGATTTTCTGTTCATCTTTCCATCTCTGAAATAGAGCAACATGCGCTTCTGAAAGATGATCTGTATCTGCTCTTTGCGCATCATACTCGGCTTCTGTCAAAGTTTGACGAGCCCAAGCATCAAAAAATAGGAAATCGTCTCCTAATTCTGATACAATCTCATAACGCATATTTTCATGTTCATAGGATTTCATTAGTTTTCTCCTGCTGTATTTATATTTATCTAGTTTTTATATAATAATTACTAGGCATTTCAAGTTTTTGAATCGCATTTGCTATTTTCTTAGCAAAGTTATAGTCATAGGTGACCAATATGACTTTCTTAGTATTGGTCACCAAATAACGCACAGGTTGGTATGGAACTACCAGTGTCTCAACTATTTTGCTAGTGGATTTTCCCATGCTTTCTGTATTTTATCATCAACTTTCTTTTCCAATTCTTTTAATTTCTGATCCGTTTCACGTTCAATAGTACGCAATCTTGCGTTCATGTCACGGTCTGTGACACCCACGAATCCACGAACTTCTTTGTCAAGTTCACGGTTGCGTCTTTCTGCTGCATCAATGTCTGCTTGTAAACTATCAATATCACCCTTTAGGTCTGTACGAACATCACGAATGATATCGTTGCTTTCGTCAACTAATACAGCAGCATTATCAATTTTCTGCTCAAGCTTAGTCATGCGCTCTTGTATAGCTGACAAGTCGGGAGCGACATATTCCTGTATCTGTTGCTTCATATCCATGTAATCTTTATAGAACTCAAATGCTCCATAAAGTCCACCAAGCACTGTTGATACGATACCTGCTGCTATCATCAATTTAGCAGGGGTGAAACTATAGCCACCAATACTGATGACGGTGTTTTCGCTCATATATTGTTCTTTGGCAGCTTCTAGATCGTCTATCTTGCTGTCAATATCTGTTTCATTCTTCTTTGGCATTTATTTTCTCCGATTACTTATATTGTTCTTCTACCATTTTCTTGTAAGTATCACTATTGCCCTTCTCAAGAAAATAGGCGCCACGAACATTATCTTTGTATACTACATTCTTGTAGATATCTTCTGGCTTATACCATATATTGTTGTCATTCAACATAGCACTACGATAACTTGATACATCAGTATCACCACTCATAGCAGCGACGATACCTGATTGATCAGCATCCATGTAGTTCTTGTTGATCTCATCTTGTTGTTCTTTATTGGCAGCAACTACTTCTTCTGCTCTCTTTTCAGCATCACTCTTTTCGTCTTTGTTATTACCGAGCACGCCCAGTATTTCAAGATTAGTAGTGTTTGGTACAACATTGAAAGCGTTTGCGAGATTTGGATCATTTTGTATTGTTACCTTTTCATCTTCTTCAAAAGCACTAACACTTGTATCTTCTGATTTTTGTTCTATCTGTGCTAAAACATTTTGTACAAACTCAACATCATCAGTTGAAGTATCAGTCGGCTTGATATCTATGTTCATGATATCAGTAAAACTATCAATAGTATCTACTGAACCATCAACACTTTGTTCTATGTTATTTGCTACGACTTCTTCAACAACTGTTTCAACTTTATTTTCTTCGGTCATTATCTCAAAATCACTACCATCATTATCAGCAACACTATTATCAATGACATTATCTATAGTGATATTCTCAATAACACTATCATTTGATTTAGTTTCACCACTTGCCATAGCGATACTTTCAGCCTGGCTTATGCTATCACTTGCGCTTTGTTCTGTTTGTGATTGTGTCTGAGCCATGCTAACATTGTTTAGTTGACGACCTGTCTCAAGTAGATCATTGGCACTGTCAATACTATTATCTGCTACAGTTTCATCGTTATCAATTTTATCTTGTTCTTTGGTTTCAACTTCGTCATCAACAGTTGATGTGTTTGTTCTTGCTGTAGTAGTTGATAATGTTTCTGTAGTTGCCATATTATTACTTGCTGCTGCTTCTGCTACGCTCAATGCCAATTCAAGTGTATTTTTACTAATGCTATCGGCAAGTATCTGCGCTTTTTCTTCGTCTGTCAATTCACGATAAGTGACTTCTCTTTCATTAGTTTCTGCTGGTGTTTCTTCAACAGTAGTTTCTTCGTCTTGTAATAGTTGTTCTAACTCTGTCTCATCAATAGTTTCATCTGCTACAAATACCTCTTCTTCCTCATCAGCAATGACTTCTGTGCCATCATCGCTGCCATCATCACTACCTGTGTTATCATCATCAATAGCAGTTTCATCCGCTAACATCTCTGCTACTTCTTCTGGATCACTATAGTCTATGATACCATCATCATATAGGTCAAGTGTATTGATAATACAACTTGGGTCATATGGATTCAATGTACAGTCAACGCCTATCACTGGATCGGGTGCTTCAAGATAACCTATACGAAAATTCACACGATCAATCGATGGACCATAATATCCACCCCAAAACCCTGTGTCTATTCCATAAAAACTAATCACAGCATTGGTAAACAATTCATCTGACACTTGCGAACTATACCAACCTACTGGCTTATAGCCTAAATTGTTGATTCCAGGATCACCTGCTACGAAATAGTCTGGACCTATAGGTATGAAATCAAATACTCCCGCTTCGCCGCTAGCAGTGAAAAATTTGACACTTGCGCCAAATAAGTCCATTGGTCCGTCTGGGTCCTCACAAAAACCACCTATGCTGTTATTACAATTCATTCTATAGAAAAAGTCAAAATAAAACTCAAAACTGTTTGTGTTGTATATGCTCAAATCTATATCTGTCTGTAGGATAGCCCCTTGATAAGAAAATTTGAAACATTGCCCCTGATTTGATAATCCACCACATCCAGGTTGTATGCTGCCACCCGTGGCAGGTGGTGATGTGCTGGTCCATCCTTGTGGGATCGTGCCCACTTGACCATTTTCAAAACTAAAATCAGGCACTAGATTACCAGTCTGTGTAGCACCAGCATAGGGATTTTCCTGCCCATAGGCCTCAGGAAATAATAACAATGCTAATACTAATAATAATCTAATCATCCTACTGGATCTGCCTCTGGCATACTTTCAGTTTTCTTGGCTTCAGTTTCACCCTTATCACCAAAAATACTTCTAAACCAGCCCTTCTTTGTATCAGGACGCTCTTCACTATTCTCAGTCCATTGTTGAGTTGCTTCACGACCGATCTTACCCATATAAGGGCAAGGTGTACCTGCCATCTCCATAGCCTTGAACACTCTTTCATCTTGGCACATCAATGACACTGCTGCGACCTTCATGCCCATATCATATAATGTTTTTGATAGTTTCAATCTTTCGCAGTTCATATCTCTGACCGCCTTACCTGCGCTCATACCAATAACTTGTGTCTGTACTGCACCACTGACACCACTCACGCAGACATCTTGGCTATAAGTGCTGATCATTGGGGCTATGGCACTTGCCGGTGGAGCCTTGATCTCTTGCTCTACCTTAGTGATGTTTTCATTACGATTGATGTTTGTGTTAGTGTTTTCTGTCTTTACATTGCTCTGGCTAGTGCTTTCGCTTTTGTTCACATTCTCGTTCTTGTTCACAGCAGTGCTTGTGCTAACATTCACATTGTTATTATTGTTGGTAGCAGTACTCACATTCTCGTTTTTATTCAAGTTTGTGTTAGTGCTGGTACTGACATTATTGTTATTGTTAGTATTGACGCTGGTAGTGTTATTCGTGTTGACATTATTTGAGTTGATGTTGGTGTTGTTATTATTGTTATTATTATAAGTAACCTCACCACTCATGTTATTGTTGTTATTATTTGTGTTTGTGTTTGTGCTTGTAGATGTGTTGATGTTGTTATTGGTATTGTTGCTTGTGGTCGTGTTCACATTGTTGTTATTATTAGTAACCGTACCGCTCTGTATATTCAAGTTTGTATTTGTGTTTGTATTATTGTTTGTGTTTGTGTTACTGCTTGTAGTCGTATTGACATTATTGTTATTGTTAGTCAATGTACCACTTTGGATATTGTTATTTGTGTTGACATTATTGTTAGTGCTATTCACAGTGCTTGTGTTCACATTTGTATTTGTGTTAGTACTGGTCGTAGCATTATTATTGTTATAAGTCACAGTACCACTCATGACATTGTTGTTAGTGTTGGTATTTGTGCTTGTAGTCGTATTCGTGTTTATATTCGTGTTGGTGTTATCACTAGTACTTGTTGAAGTATTAGTGTTTGTATTTTGATTGACATTAGTAGCAGTACCACTTTGAATATTATAGTTTGTATTAGTATTCGTATTAGTGTTATCTGTGGTACTTGTAGTATTGCTTGTTGTTGTGACATTGCTTGTAGTATCTACAGTTGAAACCGTAGTTGTCTGTGCCATGGCCACGGTGATCATGCCAGTACTAAGCACTGCCAATAGCAAGAGCTTATCGGATCTAAACATATATTTTATTCCATATGCCTTCCCCCAAACGCCCCATGCTTTAGGTTCTGGCTACTTGCTATCCCTATTATTTTTATTTTAGGATAGACTTTTGTATAGTATTATTTATGAGATATCGGTCAAAAATATATCAGTATTTGTTTAGTTTATGCTTGAGTGCGCTGAACAATTCTGGATCAAGTGTTTTCAGATCCTGCACCCATTGTTCTAGATCAATCTGATGTAATGCTCTGCGAATATCTGCTGCTTCGCGGTCATAGATATCTAAATCATCCCATTCATGTTCAGGTTTACTGTACAACATATGCTATTACTCCGAACAAAATTATGAGTGCCATAATTATATATACGAATGTTCTAAATCTAACCGTGACTCGGAAAAGTTCCATCAAGTACCAGCCTATGTTGTAGTTGACCTTCATTGAAGATATGTAGCATACCGGGGAACTGTTCAAACTCAAATACATATCGTACATCGCCCGTAGTTGTGATTGCGATACCTACGATGATGCCTTCTGCTTGGTAAGTACCGCCTACCTTACGTACTCGGTCGCCTTCGGTAAACTTAAATTCTGGTAAATCAATAGTTGTCATATAAAGTCCTTTAGTCCAAAGTGTGCGCGAATCTTATCGCCGTAATCCTTATATGGATAACTGGCGTCAGTATTTGCGACTTTAGCGCATTCTTCTACGATTGCTTCAGCAAAACGCTGTAGTGTATCAGGATTAACTTCCGGGTAGAAACTGCCCCCGGCGTTGAGAGCGATTTCATAAACTTTTTTCGTCATTTTTTTGGGTTTGTATTTTAAGTAATTTTCATTCATACATATATTATAAACAATTATTATACAGAGTCAACACCCCACCAATGGTACACGGTAAATTTATATGTATTTTCTTCTCCTAATCCACCGCTTGATACGAAAACATCATTTTTATAGTTGTGTACAGAAGTTATTTTTTGTTCTCTTTTCCATCTAGTATTACAGTTTATCCCAAATTCAGTTTGAAAAAAGTTAGGATCGGTGCGCATTATTTCCAATTCTTCTCCCGTTAGATTTTTTAATGCCCATTCGTGAAAAATAAGAAAATCATCTCCTAATGCTGAGTATAAGATTTTATGTTCGCCATTTTCATTCTTCTCAACTATTTTTGGCATAACCCAAATTATTTGTAATAGATTGTAACTATAAGTTGAGCAGGATGCCAAAAACTTTCTATGTTTTGATGAAAAATGTTATAAATTTTGACTTTTGGATTATTTGCAAGCCATTCTGCTATAATAGTTTCTGCAATAGCATCATCTATCTTCCAATCCCAAGACCAAAAATCTTTAGAAAATTCAAATACTTTTACTTTCATTAGTTGCACCAGCTTTGTTTCTTTTCACCAAAATATGCACGGGCATAACCATTCTTGATCAATAGTTCAGATAGACGCTGACCGTCAATAATCACATCGCCCAATACACGACCACCGAACTTATCGTGGTCTTTGATCTCAAATTGTATGACTTTTGCTTTTGCTACAGCATCTTTAGTGAATGCGCTAGCCTTTTGTGCTAATGCATCTTCGCTAGGACATTGGGCGCGGCCGCCCTTCTCTGGTGTATCAACGCCCAATACACGCAATGATAATACTGGCTTTAGACCTAGATGTTGTTGCATGAATGGTGCTTCAAATTGTATAGTATCACCGTCACTTACTTTGACAACTTTATATGAATATAATTGCTGACTGAAGATTTTTGGACTATAAAATGCTACTGGAAGACCTATTAGTAATCCTACTAAAATATGTTTAGCCCAATAGTTTATTTTACTTGTCATCATAATCTCCAGCAAATCCGCTCATATAACGACTGCCCTTGATCTTTCCTTTTACTTTAGGTTCTAATTGAAAGTTTAAAGCACTTCTAAAACCTTGAGGACTTTTAATAGCGATGTCTTGCATTTTTTCACGATCTGCAGGCTTAGCGTCCATGAATTTCTTTAAAAAGGCTCTAATCACGTTATTATCAAGATGCACCATGCTTTTATCAGCGAACTTAATAGGTATTGTAAACTCTTCAGCATCATGGTCTCTGGCTTGTAACAAACTCAAACCATGCTTAATCTGCATGAAAATATTCTTAACGTCATCCTGATCAGCGTCAGGTACTACCTCATCACTGTCGTCAAAATCATCTTTATGTTTCTTAGCCTTTGCTTCCATTATCTCTTGAATTTTCATATTAGAACCTCAATAGTATTTATTACAAAAAAGAACTTATCGCTTACCTATTTTCATGAATCTAGTATAATCAGTTTCTGGATCTGTTTGGTCTTTGCTACCTAAATAACTTACTACTTGCATGGGGAACATATCATTGAATTGTTCCATGTCTGGAATCCTAGTTGTAGCGAATTCAGTACCATTACGCGCTTGTACAGCGATACGCATGCCTTTGGGAACATTGTCATACCAATCATAACTCATATCATTCACGCTGGTATTAATAACTATACCTGGAGAATCATAAATGACATCACATGCGTCAGTGTTAATAAAAACTAGTTGTCCGGGATTGAAAAAAGGTCTTAATAATTCTTCACTGATAGACAGTGCATTTTCATCAGTATCAATCAGTACTATTTTATCAAAAACAATGTCAGCAGCCTTTATTAAAAGGGCAAGATTGCCAAACCAACTACCCAAAATATAAACAGTACGGGCACATTTATTACCCAAACCTTCTTTGAGTTTACTACATAACCAGACTTTACTATCTATGAGATCGTCTGTAAAACTTCCGGCTAATGTATCGGGACTAGCCTCTTGTACAAACTCTTTGCTTTGCACAATCCTTTATGCCCTTTCTGTCTTAAGTATGGATCTAATCATCCAACCATGCTTTGCGTGTGCATCCATGCGTTCTGCGATATAGTTTTCTATACCGTAATTATTTTCGTTTTTAGCATGACCCATGCATTCATTTAAACAACTGATTACTATACCGTTGTCGGACAAAATTTCTTCAAACATAAGTTCGGCGCGTGGAATCATAGTCTGACCTTTAATCTCACTTAATTCTATAAATCTTTCCATGCTACCCGGTGTATATGCATCTAATGTTCTAATATATTCAGCAGTCTTATCTAATGAAGCATATACTTCAGCATAAAGATCACCGAAAAATTCGTGGTATTGAGGAAAGTTTGGTCCCTCTACATTCCAATGGAACTGCTGCGCTTTGATCACAAACGCATAACTATTTGCTAATAAATGTTTTAAACTTTCTGATAGGTCCATTTTACTTCCTCTTACAAATCTCATCACTTACTGTCGTTCTAAATAGTTCTGGAAATATTCCATGTACTAATAATATAAATGCCCAACGCCATGCTCTGTATAAATGTTTAAAATATCCTATATTATTATCACTTAAATGTGTCATGGTCTTTGAACAACATATCTCTGTATAATTCTTTGCCAGTTATTTGTATGGTCTTTTCTTCCGAGTTCTTGATAATCGCGCCACTTATAATTTAATCCATAAAACTTATTTACTTTTTCTATCCAATCATCAGGATCAACGGTGTTTTCAGGATTTAACATTCTTTGAACGAATTGCTGATACAAATAATCCATTTCAGGTGGATTTTCTTTACTGTATTGAATAATTCTTTTAGTTTCATATTCTTTTAATTTCACGTTGTCTTTTAACAAGTCGCTCCATTCTGATCCTATATTAGGATCATGGAATACTTCATCAAACAATCCAGGAACTTCAAGTAAATCTTCTTCGTAGAATTTACCACCAATGAACAAATCACCATGATCTTCGTCTGTAGGATCACCAAATTCTTTTACTAGTAAATTTCTTTTTTCTGCGATATTCACTAACAACTCTTCTAGTTCTTCATTATTATTAGCATAGTACTGTTTAGTTTCTGGATCCATTTTTTGTATCACACTTAATCCAAACTTAAGAGCATTACTATAACCTGGCATATTATGAAAACCCATAGTAGTATTTGGGTCGTACTGTTTAGGAGCCGGCTCTACTTTATTTGTCAAACTTTTTTGAAGGAAATTTTTAAAATCTTCATCTGCTTCATCGAGCGGGCGATCACCATTAAGATATTTGATTATGATGTTATGTACTTGTACTTCTGGAATGCCTTCTAGTTTTGCGATTTCTGTTTCTCGTAGTCCGTCCTCAAAATACATTTCAATGATACGTCTTATCATTTCGTCATCATTGTCACCACCACTACCTGTATCTACAAATTCTTTAAAAACTTCAGGTTCCCATGGTTTATAATTTGAAGTTGATTTTGGTTCATCAAATGAAGGAAGACTATCAACCCAAGTCTTGGGAGTTTTGTTTGTTGAACCTGATGGAGTTACAGGAGGAGGTGTTTGTGCCGGTGGAGGCTTAACTCCTATATCTTCATATCCTATACCATATTTGCGCATCAATGCTCTCATCTGTCTCTGTTGAAGTTCTATCTCATTAGCAAGACCGCCTTTCTGAATTGACTTATATAACTGTATCACAGAGTTTAATGCGCCTGCGCGTGTGCCAGCTTCATCCAATTGACCTTGCAATATTTTCGTCATAGGACTTGCTTCAATACCTAAACCACTACCGCCGCCTATGCCTGCACTACCTATCGTTGTGCCTGTGCTATGTGTCTCAGCAATCAGTATACCTTTAAGCATATTTGATTTATTCTCAAAAGGAGTCATCGGATATAATGTCTCGCCTTTAGGACCTTTAGGATATGCCTTGCTAGAATAATCTAGTGGGTCGTATCCTTTTTCTTTTGCTAAATCCTTAGCGAGTCCCAATGGTAATCCAACAATAGGAATAGCATAAGTAATACCTGATAAAGTTGACCCTGCGCCACCTTTTATATCACCTTTACTAAATTTATTTGCTGCATCAACAAAATCTAATGCTCCTAATCCACGACCAATAAATTTACCTACCTTCTTGAGAGCAGTTTTTAATTTACCGTCTTGTTTAACATCAGGAATTGCTGTGTCCGGCATAGTAGTAGCATCTTCATTTTTCTTACGCCCAGCACAATGCGCTTTCTGGCTAAAACCTTTAGGACTTGAACAATCTATGGACCTTTTATATTTTTCAGTCCATTTTTCATTAACAAAGTCTTTTGCCTTCATTTCTTATTATGACCCTTTGATTCGTGTTTAACATTTCTTTGTTGATACATCTCTTCTGAACCTCTATAGGCTGCTACAGGAAATTTAGTTTGCGTATCATATACCATAGTTGGTCTATTTAAATCTTTTTTAGCCATGAGTTGTGCAGCATTCACAGCCTTGTTGATATCATTTGTTTGTAATCTTAATCCTGTCGTAGCATTAAACACGACATATCTGCCTGCACCGATAACTTTATTTACCATATCAACTTTGTTTTCTGGTACCTTTTTTGGATTTTGTTGCTGAAGTTGTTGCATTCTCTTTTGTACTTCCGCATCAAGTTTAGGACGATCACGTTCTAAATAATGTCCCGGAATTTCAACTGGTTCTTCCGGCTGACTGATATCATGAGGTGCTGATTTAGGCGCGCCCGGCTTTTTATATACAGCATTCGGGTTTGGTACAGGTTTTTGTTCCTTATCTTTTTCAAGTTGCCTATCTAAAAATCTTTGTAATATTTCCATTTCATTAAGTCCTGTAATTTTATTTCTTGGATCAGTTTCTGGATAGTAGTAATACATACCCTCTGGTCCATGCTCTTGTCTAACCATTAATGGTTGTATCATAGATATTACTCTAGGATCAATTTGTTGATCAGGATCAAGACCTAACTCACCGAACACGTTTTTAGTATATAGTTCAGGATCATTTCTGTCTTTTACTGGAGCATACTTATGAATGAATTCTCTTCCAGTAAAACCTTTACGTGCATCTATAGCAATCTGCCTTCTCATGGCATCTAAACCATCTTTCGGTGTAGCAAATACAGCAAAGCCATTTTTATCCACGCCTATCGCTTTATCTAATACATACCCAGGTTTATTTAAATTCTTAAAAAATCTTAGATTGCCGGGATTGTTTCTGGGATCACTAAATGTTTGTCCGGGTT